GGCTTGCACATTTCTTAGCACAGTGCGGCCATGAATCTGCTGGATTTAAAGCTATATCTGAAAACTTAAATTATTCCGCAGACGGTCTAAAAAGGGTTTTTCCAAAGTATTTCCCTGGCAATTTGAATGAGTCATATGCAAAGAACCCACAGAAGATTGCATCAAGGGTCTATGGTGGACGAATGGGAAATGGAGATGAAGCAACGGGTGAGGGATATAAGTTTAGAGGAAGAGGATACATTCAGTTGACTGGAAAGTCAAACTATACAAAGTTTGGAAACTTTATAGGAGAAGATCTCGTTGCAAATCCAGATCTTGTTTCAACAAAGTACCCTCTTGCATCTGCTGCATTTTTCTTTGATTCAAATGGACTCTGGTCAATATGTGATAAGGGTGCAACAGATGACGTTGTCACTGCGGTAACAAAAAGGGTCAATGGCGGAACAATAGGACTTCCCGACAGAATAAAGCACTTCAAAGAATACTATGCTTTATTGACATAATTGAGCCGTTTCTGTAACCTTTTTGACCAGAAAGGCTTCTTAATAATATAGAACATATTTTCAAAAACAGGAGAAATCTAATGAAGAATACAATTTTAACCATGCTCTTTCTCTTTGGGGTCGCAATGGTTCCATCATGCTCAGATATGATGATGCCACCACAAGAGCCAAAGGCATTATACATGCAGATGAATAGCGATGCAACGTATTATCAACCACAAGAAATTGGCAAACGCCCAGAAGGTCCAAGAGACACTGTAAAGAAAGACACAACTGGGGGTAAGCGGGATACAGTAAATCCTCGCAAGGATACAGTAAAGAAGGCGCCACCAACAATCTTTGGCGATCTTCTTGTAAAACTGAATCTTACAGCGGAACAGAAGCCGATTGTAGAGAAGCTTCTTGCTGAACACAAGGCTTGCATAGAAAACTGTCTGAAGGCACTCAAAGCGGCAGAGGCAGAAATCATTGCAAGGGCACGTAAGCAAGAATCAGAAATTAAGGCAGCAGTAGAAGCAGGAACAATCACAAGGGTACAGGCAAGGGAAAAGCTTGCAGCTCTGAAAGCAAGTGTCAATAAGGCGCTTCGTGAGCTTCCAATTCGTCAAAAGGTACAAGAATGCATGAAGGGTTGTGATGCTGCATTCATCAATGCATTAGAGAACATCCTTCTTCCAGAACAAAAGTTGGTTCTTAAGACCTGGCTTGATGCTCGTTCAAAGCGAGGAACAGATGGAAAGAAAGATACAGTGGTTGTTAACCCAAGAGGATAACATTTTTGTTTAACTGAGAGTATATAAGTGATTGCTAATAATGGCAATAAAATAAAGAAAGGAACATTTATATGAAGACACTATTGATTTCTCTTCTTTGTGTGCTCTCAATGACACCAATGTTTTCACAAGAGACACCTGTCTGTGCAGCACCAGCAAAGAAGTACATCAACGAACTTGCTTTGATATTTCCAACAAAGACAAACAACATAAAGGATTATATCAATGCAAATAACATCGCTGTAAATCCTTTAACATCTGGCTTTAGCTCAGGTTTTCAGGTAGGTAAGCATAGGATAGTAAATGACCAAGCAACCCTTGGTGTGATCCTTGGAACAAATGCATTCTTCTCATCTGGCGCTACACATAATCAAATCTATCAGTTTAGTGGATATCTAACTGGAAGACTTTACTTTGGCGATACATGGAGGAATGGAGTTTTTGCAGAGATAGGCGCAGGCCCAGAAGTTGCTGCTTCATCCATACAGGACGGAGATTTTCAATTTCAAGCAAACTTTGGTTCAAGGCTCGGAGTTGGTTACAACTATCAGTTTAGCAAGGATGTTACGCTTGGACTTTCATTCATCACTGCACCGTCTATACTATCAGATAACTATTTTGATGGATCTAAGGTTGTCATCAATATGCTTTGGTAATAAATAAGACATCTCAATGACCATGTGTCAATGAATTTATGAAATCGCCAGGAGTTCCCTGGCGATTTTTGTTTGTATAAGTTAAATCAATAACAAATATATAGTCTCATGCCAACAGTACTACACAATCCTGGCGACTATGCGATATTTGTTTCTACTACCCCATATGATCTCGTTGAGTCGGTCACCGGCTTCACAGACTCTGTCATAATGGGAGGAGACTCTGTCCTAACAAAGGAGTTTAGTTGGTCATTTGATAACAAGAGCTTCTCTGCATATGAAGACCTAACAAATGCCGATAACTACTCTCTTATAACTGTTCCGTCTGCTGAAGTATGGGCAAAGTTTAGATACACGCTTGATTCAGGATCACCTGTTACTGTAAACTCAATTGCATTAGATACAACACAGTATACCATTCCATCTCCTCCAGCAAGACCAAATCCTGTGTTCAATGCATATCGAATAGGAAATACAAAGGGGACAATGTTTTTGAATTCGTTCAATTACAACCCATACGCAGTAGGAGAGGTCATACAAATGGTTCAGGGCCTATCTACTATCATAAACCAGCAGTTTGGCATTGAATCAAACTACTACAGGGCAACGGTTGATGATTTTGGAACAGACGTCATACTTAGAGAGTATGCACTTCAAAACGTTCAACCAGCAAAGTGCCTGAAGATTGTTGTCCCAAACAATGAGCTTCCTGACGCAAACTACAACTTCTCTCCCTTTGGTGTTGACTTCTCTGGCATTCCATTTGAGGTCCACATCGATAAGAAGTATTTTGAGTCAATCTTTGGTGAAGGTGCAAAGCCACAGAAGAGAGATATAGTATACTTCCCTCTCATGGACAAGATATATGAGGTCATGGATTCTTACCTTAGCAGGAACTTCATGCAGCCACAGCTGTTCTACAAGGTATCACTCTTCAAGTGGTCTCCAAGAAAGACAAATGTCATCGTTCCTTCTACAGTTCCAGGTGCAGACAATCCACTTCTAAACCTGGACAACATAGCAAAGAACACAAAGGAACTCTTCCAAGAGGAACAGGACCTACAAGAGAAGAAGTACACAGACAAGCAGCAGTTCACAGAAAAATCAGTACAGTTTGACCTATTGAGATCATCGATAAATCCAAACCTGGTTATCATTGAGCAGAACTTGGAGAACTACTTCAATGTACTCACAAACTTTAGGTATGACATGTCATCTATCCTTCCGGAGACAGGCCAAGGATATGACATAGGTGTTGAATATGACCTTACATTTAATTGGCCAGCAGACTCAAACAGGACGTTTACAGCATGGTTCAAGGACAATGCACCCGCAGTATCTGTCAAGACGTATGAGGACAACTTCGTCTCCATAAACAGGTCCACAACAACAGGCTACGTATCAATAATACTCAACCAACAGATAAAGGATGTTTCAGCTGGTGATACAATAACGATGTATTCTATAAGGAACAGCTTCTCATTCCCTCTCAATGTTGTTGAGGTTGTTCAGGTTGGCGCAAACTGGGAGTACATCTGTGATCCTCCTTCTGACTATTTCCTCTACTATGACTCAGACTTAAACGTCTGGAGGGGCTACATTGAACAGAACTACGGACAATGGTTTACTGTTCCTGCAAACTGGCAGATAAGGTTCAAGAAGACATACAAGAACTACTTCATCACAGGCGACAACCTCTTTGAGATAAGTAGCTATAACCTTAGATACTTCCTTGTCAAGTTTGGAAACATTGAGACCTGGTATGATGTTGAGTCAGCAGGATCTGCAGATCCATTGGATCCTTCAACATTCTATGCCCTTTCATACTCAAGATCAAAGGAATTTAACCAAACACTTCTCAACATCTGGAAGATGTCAGATCCTAATGAAACAGTCGATCTTGACCTAGTCTATTCAAGTTTGCAGGAGTCTCCAGAATATACAAGTCTAACATCAACCGCAAAGTACGTCCTTAGGGCAGGTCCTAGCGTCATAACTAACATAAGGTTGATGGATACAATAATACCAGAGGAACAACAATCCATGTTCCTGAATCAGACGGTTGTTCTAGATGCAGACTCTGGAATGATCATCGATAACGCAATACCACAGATAAGAAGCCCATACATTGGCAAGTCTGTGTAAGGAGCAAACAATGAGCAACATATTAGACGATCTAGAGAGCATAGCTAAAAACTTTGGCTCCATAAATCCCATGGAAAAGGGAAACCCGATGCAACCTGCACAACAGGTGTATGTAAACTTTGATGACCTACAAGAAGAGATCAGGAAGCAGGCTGAATTGACCGTTGATTCAATAATAAACTTCTACGTTCAGGAAGACTTTAGGCACGAATCAGTCATGATACAGAAGAGGCTTGTTGATATAGACAATCTTGCTGACATCATGTTCTGCATAGTCAGTTCATCTTATACATTAAAGAAAGTCCTTGCTGAGATAGACCAGGGAAATATAACACCTAGGCTTATAGACACGCAAACATCATTGATATCAAAGAAGAAAGAGTATAATCAACAACTCGCACTGATGCAAGTGTATCTAAACGATAGTTATAAATCACTTGCAAATCAGTGGACGATGAGATCCGACCCATCGCCGTCAGCAAGATCCATAACCCAGCAGGCCCAATCTCTGACAAGATCTGACATGGAGGTTGAAATATCAAGAGGATCAAGGGACATTCTCATGAAGCTCCGTGATGAGATAGATGAACAGCAGACGGAAGAATAAAAATGATACATGTCAAAACTGTTTACAAAGATAACAGTCCAAGATACTGCCGAGGAGAAGGATAAGCTTTCATCCGTATGGTCTACGGCAAAGATAGATGCATACTTTGAGCAGTATAGCAAGGGTGAAAAACTTGGACCTGCTCCATTCATAGATGGAGACGTTGGAAAGAAGTGTGCAAACCTTCCATTCCAATACACAGCAGATGAGCTGGAAGAGTTCAAGAAGTGCGCAAGGGATGTAGTATACTTTGCAGATAGGTATGCAAGCGCAATGACCGATGAGGGCATTCAAAAGATCACCCTTCGCGACTATCAGGTAAGGACCCTATCAGACTTTCAAAACAACAGATACGTTTCCCTGCTTGCATCACGCCAGGTCGGAAAGACTATCACGTCTGCAATCTACATAACTTGGTACATCTGCTTTCATGTTGACAGGAATGCACTAATCCTTGCAAACAAGGGCGCAACAGCAAAAGAAATTATGGAAAAGATAAAGGACGTCTATGACAGGCTTCCTTATTTTCTAAAGCCTGGTGTTGTAGTCAACAACGTACAAACGATGTACTTTGATAACGGGTGCAAGATATTTGCCGAGACGACAACTAAGAGCTCAGGTCGTGGTAAGACGGTCCACCTTCTGTATGCTGACGAGTTTGCATTCATACCTGATAACATTGCAGAGGCATTCTATACATCCATCTATCCAACACTTTCGTCATCCAAGGTCTCACAGATCATAATAACAAGCACACCTAATGGGCCAAACCTGTTCTATGAATTATACATGGGAGGAATAAATGGCACAAATGATTATAAGTCATCAAGGATAGACTATTGGGAGGTGCCAGGCCGTGATGAGGAATGGAAGCAGAAGGAGATTGGAAACCTTGGCCTTGAAAAGTTTGAGACAGAATACGGCCTGAAATTCTTCACTGGATCCAAGATGCTTCTTTCTGAAGAGCAGATCGAGCGTCTGAAGAACGGACAGAAACACTATGAGTGGCGTGAGATACCAGAGATTCACGATCTTGAGATAAATCATGATGGTCTTATATGGGATCCTGATTTTGATTTCAGCTTTGATGGAAAGAGGTTTGTCGTATCAATTGACCTTGCCGATGGAAACGGTAGGGACTCAACAGTGTTCAACATATTTGAACTGAAGCCACGAGATAAGAAGGATCTGGAAAACGTAAAGTCACCAACGCAGGAGAGCGATTTCTTCTACCTAGATCAGATAGCAGTATTCAAAGATAATAAGGTCTCAATTGAAAACGCAGCAAAGATATTTGCCGAGCTTCTGATAAACTATCTAGGTGTTGAAAATACAAAGGTGATTGTCGAGATAAACTTCAAGGGCGACTATTTCATATCCAGAGTTCTCAATGATCCAAAGTACATGGATGATGTCTTTGAGGATGTCTTCGTCCATACGAAGCACACAAAGGACTCAAAGAAGAAGAAGCCAGGCGTTAGGATAAAAAGGGACAACAAAAACCTCTTCTGTACAACGTTTAAGAGGCTCGAGCAGATCAGAAAGATAAGGATATACGAAAAGGCGACCTGCGAGGAGCTAATAAACTTCCAGAGAACCGAGGCATCTTACTCAGCAGACAGCACCCACCATGATGATCTGGCCATGTCTTGTGTTAACCTGTGTCCTTATCTCATAGACTTTGATATAGATGGCCAGCCAGCAGGAGAGGACTTTCTTCTACAGACAGAAGAGATGTTTGATGGGCTTGAAGAAAGCGTTAAAAACAACATCCAATCTAGCATTTACAATACCCTTGATAGCCAGGATGACGGCCTGATTGACTTTATGGATGGATTCAATCTGTTTGATTCAGATTTTAAGCCGGAACCGCCTGCAAACTTGAATTTTACTCTGTAATTTTTCTGCTGCGTGATATATACGAAAATAGAACTAGAAAAAAAATCACGCAATGGCAACAGTAACCCTTGATCTAAATAGATTCAAAGCTAGTGGAGTCTACACAGTAGAATTCGATGCTAGCGAGAGGATAGTCGTCAATACGAATACGCTTCGTCTTGTCGTCGGCTTTTCAAGGAAGGGTCCTTTTAACACTCCTGTATTCCTAAGGGATGCAAAGGATGCAAAAACGATATTCGGGGACGTAGACAAGTTCCTCGAAACGAGAGGATCGTTCTTCCACAGATCTCTAAATACAGCGCTCAGGCTAGGTCCGGTTTATGCCATCAACCTCCTGCCGCTGAACAACAAGCCTATCTATGATGGAGGCGATGCTGTAGACTACATAGCATACTCTCTGTCTGCTGGTGAAGCAAACGGTGTTAAGGCAAGGAGCCTTTATGAGAGTTTCTATGATACTGAAAGGTTCTATAAGCTTTCTGAGGATAACCTCATTGCTGTTGCTGATACAAATGCCCTTAATGAAGGAAAGCTTTTTGACTTTGTTAACGTTGGTCAGAAGCCTATATCCATCATGGTTAGGAAGGCAACTGGCATAACTGGATATGACATAACAGCAAAGGAATACTACTCACAGATAAATGAGTCTGTTCCTGAGTACGTCTATGAATGGGATAACCTTTCTGAGTATTTTGTTCAGATTGACATTGTTCAAGGCAACTGGAACAACTATGAGGTCCTCTCAACAGACCCAGTTTATTCAACATTCTTCAACAAGCAGGGCCTTAAGAAGGATCAGGCTACAAACTTTCTTGCATCTCCTGATGTGATATCAATAGGAAGCTTTGTTGGTTGTATAATCCCAGACTTCATCGACAATAACAATGTCAATCAGTCAATTGATACAATCGTAAACAACGCAACAAATGTTACAGGACTCTACTGTGCAATAAACAGGGATGCTCTTGGTAACTATGCAGATTCTACAAGCAAGGTTGATATGGTTGGTCACAGCTTTGCAGACACAGATGCAACGTTTACGACAATGAACTTCCTTTCATACAAGGCAAACCTTGATACGACAAAGGATTATGGATTTGATGCAAGGCAAGTTTTGACAAATGCAATTGATATTGCGCAGATGGGCATTTCGCCTAACCTGACGCCTGGAACTGCAGATGATCAGCAGCCTAACTTCGCAACAACAACGGTCTATGATGGCGACACATCAAATACATGGTTCACTGTAGAGAGCAGCAAGGTTGGGGGTGCATATGGCTGGTTTGACAACGTTCTTTCGATAAAGAAGCCACTTTCAACAGACAGTGACTTCACACTTGCAAACTACAATGCAATAAAGTCAAATGTAACTGCATCAAAGAGCCTTGTTCTCTTGAACACAACGGACACTGATCTTGGAAGATGGGGTCTTATTAAGTCTGTTGGCGAAGTTGTCTCCGGCGGTGAAACATACCTAAAGGTTGCTTATACACATGCATCCAAGACAACAGAGGAAAACAACACACAGTATCCTATCCTTGCATGCCCTTCAACTGGGCTTGACATCGTGTTCTCATCTGCAACAGACCTTACATCAGAAGCAGGTCTTGCGGCTGGAAAGCAGATACTGGTTGTGAATGCAACGGATGCAACTAAGTACTTCTACGTTACAGTTGACTCAACGTCCTACGACTCGGCAGCTGATGAAATGACTGTAACAATTGATGCAAGCACAAACTTTGCAGAACTCGTTGATAACTCAGTTGAAACAAACTACAAGCTTGTATTTGGATCAACGGTAACACCGAGGATCTACACATCTGGTGGATCTGATAACGTAGCTTTTGTTTACGAACCAGATGCATTTGATATGGTTTGGAGAGGCGGCACTGTTGGAACAGAGGATGATGCATGGATTGCATACTCATATGCAACGGTCTTTGAGGACTACAATGCAGCAACTGTCCTTGATGGCCAGGCTTATGAGGCTGTAGAGACTGGTGACACATCGATCAATCCATCTGGCTACCTCAAGTATCAGAGAGGAAAAGATGCAAATGGAATTGAGATTCTGTACATCTATCCTTACACAGATGCAGATCTTAACACAAGAGACACAGACACAAACATTGAAGATGCAGGTGATATCACGATCACGCTTTCATCAGAAACACTTCTCACAGATGTTTCTGTCCAAAGCTGGGATACATCAAGGACAACGATCACATTCACAGAAAGCAATGGAACATCATTCAATGTTGGTGACTACCTTGTCAGCATAGTTTATGATGAGTCTGGAAACCCTTCTTACCATATGGCAAAGATTCAGACAAAGGTCAAGAAGGTAAATTCAGTAACAGGTATCATCACATACCAAGCGACAACAAATCAGCCAGTCTACATAAAGAACGAAACAACTTCACCTGCTGTCATAAAGTACGGTGGAATTGAAAGCCTGATAACAACATATCAGCTGACAAACCTCTCTGGTTTCCTTATGACGGACTATCATCTTCCTTCAGCGACAGGAACTAAGGAGGCACAGCTTAACAAGATCCTTGGCGTTCTTGAGAACACAAACCTCTTTGAGTCGCTTGCTGATACGGACATCATTGACTATAGATACATTGTTGATACATTTGATGGTGGTCTTGCTCCTCAGATGGGTGCAAAGAACATTCTTTCTAGACTTGCAATGTCAAGAGGAAAATGTCTTGCATTCTTGAACCCACCTTCAATGAAGGAGTTCTACGATTCAACAGATCCTAGGTTTACTGATGAGCCAGATCCAGCTGCAGGCGTTCCAAGGCCGGTTCTTAACACAGCATACATTGCAGAAGGTGGAAATCTTTCCCTTGGACCAACGTTCACATTCTCACTTCCAAACGAAGGAAATGGAGCAAAGTACTGTGGTGTGTTCTTTCCATACCTTGTGGTAAGAGAGAACAATAAGAACTTGACAATTCCTCCTGCTGCGGACGTATCCAATAACTTTGTTCAGAAGTTCATCTCTGGCTATCCTTATGCGATAGTTGCAGGAACAAGGCGTGGAGTCATAAGCAATCCAAACCTTGTTGGTGTTGAGGCTGACCTCTTCTTGTCAGATAGAGAGAATCTGGAACCAGTTGGTTTCAACCCTATCATAACAAAGAGAGGCGTAGGAACAATGATATTTGCAAACCAGACAACATTCCAAAAGACAATCTCTGCATTCAACAACCTGCATGTTAGAGACCTTCTCATCACAGTTGAACAGAACATTGAGGCAACTCTCACAAACTTCCTCTTTGAGTTCAATGATGAAGCAACAAGGCTTGAGATCAAGAACAAGGTCTCCAGCTTCCTTGAAGGCGTAAGGACGGCTGGCGGAATTTATGACTATAGGGTCATAATGGATGAAACAAACAACACGGCAGCGATCATCGATCAAAACATTGGAATCATAGATGTTCAGATAGAGCCAGCAAGAGGCCTCCAGAAGATCATCAACAGAATCACAGTGTTCAAGACTGGTGGCATTTCAAGCGGTGGTTTCACCATAGTCTAATCTAAGAAGATAAAAAAATAAGTATAAACATATGGCATCAGGTCTTCCGCATTTTAGATTGTCCCAGGCTTCAATGCAGTCGTTCGAACCGATCTACAACAACTTGTTTGAGGTTCGAATCACTCCTCCTGCGGCAATAAGGACGGGAACTCCTTGGGAGAACACCCAGTTGATCCTTGATAACGTCATCCAAGTTGGTGGCCTTGGTGGAATTGAAAAGATCCCACCGGTAGTAACACAAAAGTATAAGGGCGTTACCCGTTCTTATGCTGGTGCACTCCCAGACCAAACATTTGCTGACATAACAATCGACTTTGAACTGAACTTGGACAGCGCAAACAGCGCATATGTCTATAAGGCTCTAAAGTCATGGACAGACTTGGTTTATAATCCCCTCACAGGTGAGCTTGGGTTGAAGTCAGAGTATGCAGGAACATCAGATGATCCTACACTCATGACTGTCCTTGTTTACAACAAGAAGGGTGTTATAATCAAGCAGATTACATTCAGGCAGATATTCCCGACGACTCCTCTGACAACTCCATTTGATGCTCTTAGCTATGATACTGGAAGCACAATATCTAAGATCACAGGATTCACGTTTAGGGCAGACTACTGGGACAACATCACACGATAACAATCCCATTACATGGAATCAGAAAGAGGGCCAATTGGCCCTCTTTTTCTATTGGCGGATATATAGAACATCCCATTACCATTAAGGAATAAACATGAACAGCATATTCGATCAAGAGAATGAAGAATATCTAAAGAAGTTCATAGAATCTGATGAAAAGCTGGAGACGAATGCAAAAGAGGCACTGGACAGGGTTCTGCCCAAGAAGCAGGACATACGAGAGGTGCCAGGAAACAAATCGGTTTCCCCTAACCTGCTTCCGTCAAAGGGCATATTTTACCCAAAAGATCTGACGATTGCAATATCGCCCCTAAAGGTAAAGCACATACGCCACTTTTCAACGATAGATGAAACTGACGAGATAGACATAAGTTCAAAGCTTAACTTTGTCATAAACTCTTCTGTATCAGTTCAGACCTCCGCACAAGGTTTTTCTCCTTTATCTCTGTTAGAGATAGATCGTCTTTATCTTCTGTTCCTTGTAAGGAACATAACGTTCACAGAGTTTCCATCTGTCATCAAGCTTGAATCATCATGTGACAGCTGTGACCATGTTGACATGGTTGATGTTAAGGCAGAGCGACTTGGTGCTATAAGAGAAGGCGCATTGAATGAATACTTATCTTCCTACTCAGAATCATCAAGGTCGATAGAGATAAACATGCATGATGAGACTGTTAACCTGTACCTTCCTAGCATGCACAATCTTGAACTGTCAAGAAAGAACATAATAGAGAATTCACTTTCTGCAGAGCAACAGGACAAATTCATGCTGTGCTTCCTTGTTCCGCCTGGAAGAAACCTTACAGAGAAAGATTTTGCTACGTTTGAGATGCAATTGGAAGAGTGGAGTCCTGATAAATATTCAGTTGTAAAGTCTTTCATCAACAAAGTGAATTCTTCGTATTCAATTGATGTATACTACAAGTGTTCAGACTGTGGCGCCGGGGTCGCTACGCCGCTTCGATTTCACAGAGGAATTAAAGAACTGTTTGTTCCAGAGTTTTCAAATAGACCTCAATGATTTCTTTAAGACCAAGATGATACTATACTACAAGCTGAACAGAACAGACGCTGAGATTGAATCATATCCATACTATGAGTACCAAATGCTTATTGAAAACTATGTTGATCTGCTGGACAAGATAGAGGAGATGAAGGAAGGAAAGCAAAAACTGATATAACAAATGGCCGCACTACAACGATTTCAACTCTACATAAAAGGACCCGATCTCTACAACAAGATGGATTCAGGTCTAACCTATGGCCAATTTGTGGATTCTCTCCTTTCTGAGACCGGTCCAGTAACACCAGCATCCTTTGAAAGAGGAGAGTATAACAACTTAGAACTCTCCTATGATGTAACAATAGACACCCTTGAATACCCAACGCTTAAGGATTATGCAAAGAAGCTTAAAACCATCTTTAATGAAACGCTAACGGACAAGACGGTAAAAGCTGAAATACTTAAAATTGGAGGAGACAATCCAAGGGATGTGATATACTTTACTTTAGATTACAAGTATAAGCTAAAGGACCTTGAAAATGATCTGGACCAAGCAAAGAAGGAGTATGAGCGAGAAAAGGAACTTATAGCCAAATATAATGCTGCTGTAGAAAAGGGTGATTTAGTAGAAGCAGAGAGAATAAAGAATAGGCTACAGAAGCAACAAAAGGTCGAAGTAAAGCCTGTATCATCTGCCGCAGAGACCGAGCTTGAAAAAAAGGCCATAGGAAAGGAAGAAGAAAAGAAGGCAGAAGCGCCGCCTGTTCCTCCGGTAGTTCAACCTCAACAGACTCAAACAGTCCAGCCTGTCATAGTCACCCCAACAGAAAAGACGACTGTATCCGCAACGACTGATAAATCATCAGAACGGTCACTCATTGAGTCTGTGTCAAGCATAGTATTTGATAAGAAGATTCTTCAATATGAAAAAACTGCATCTGAGAGACTTGCATCAACAAAGGAAATAAGGCCTGAAAAGCCTGCCACTGTTTCGGCCGTTTCAACAAAAGAAGGACTGCTATCACAGAGCACAATACTAAAGGAGTCACAGTCGGTTGAGCGACTTTTGACGGGTGCAATTCCAGCAATTGCAGACACTGTGGTAAAATCAATAGTCCCTTCTGAAGTATCAAAGATTGTATCATCTATATTTTCGAACAATGCATCAGAGAATGTATCATCCATCCTTGGAAAGGATGTTACTGATACGATAAAGAACCAGATAACAGAAGCCGGCACGATAATATCGTCGATATCAGACACGATAAAACTGATGCAAAACTCTGTAAGCTCTGTGTCATCGACCCTCCAGGATGCAACAGTAAAGATAGGAAGCGCATTCAATACTGTGGCAAAGGAGTCATCTGCTATTGTTGGGCTTGCTACATCGACCACTGACAGTGTCACAAACAAACTCAATGAGGTTGCGGTAAAATCAGAGAAAAATTCTACAGACAATACGATACTGGCAGACATACAAAGGAAGGTTGTCGGGCTTGAAACAGAGTCACCACTAAAGACAGGCGTCAGTGAGCTGACAACAAACATTGGTGATTCCATAAAAAATCTTGTAACCAGCATCACTGATATTGGTAAAACAAATAACACACAGGTAGGCCCTTCAACCAGCGTATCACTGGCCAATCCAACCAGCACTTCAATAACAAACAAGGAAGAGTCAGCAACCTCAAACCTTGGCACACAATTGAACCAAAACTTTGTTGGCGGTCAGTCAGCATTCCCTTCTGTTGTTAGCTTATCACAGTCAACAATCGATAACCTTGCATCGGCCATCATAAAGAACATGTCAATAACACCTTTCCTCAACTCTGGAAGGTGAGACAAATGTTTTTTATGATCGTGATGTTTTTGTATGTTTGATGAATGCAAAACGATAGAAAGATAAAGAAGATACAGGTCTTCACAGATTTTGTCTCAGAGATATCACAGCTTTCAGTCTCACAGACCCTAAAGGTCGGTGCGATGGCCGTAAAGGTCGACTTTTCAAAGATTGGGAGCTTTGGGTACAACGGCTCATACACTGGCGCAAAACCAAACTCAGTTACAGGAGGAGAAGAGGAATCTCTGACCTCTGGGCTTTCTGGGTTTGTCCATGCTGAGATGAATCTAGTTGCAAAGTTCCATGAGTCAGATCCAGAGAATTACATCGTCCTTTTGACACATTCTCCATGTGAGATCTGTATGAAACTTATTATCAATTCTGGATTCAGGTACGTATTTTGGAAAGAGGAATACAGAATGACCGATCATCTGTCAATCCTCGGCGATGTCGGAATCATATACGGTGACTTTGAGCAACTAAAAAATAACTATGAAACAATCTTAAGGGACTATCTTGAAAAGAAAAAGTAATAACCTGCAGGAGCTTGGAGAAGAGTTCTTCAATCTCAAGACCGAGGAGAGTTTTACAGATGTATACTATGTCCTTGCCCCAAGGCTTAAAAGGTTCATATCTGGGTATCTAAAACCGCCACAGTTCACGCAGGATGACATTGATGACTGTGTGTCTAACTGTATGACAAAGATATACATGAACATACACCAGTACAACAGCTACTGGAACTTTTCTACATGGTCTTACACAATAGCAAAGAATGAAGCCCTAAAGAAGATAGGAAAGGCAAAGAAGCTCAAGGAGGCTCCAATGCTGACACTGGATCGATGGGGAGGCCCAAATGAGACAAAATCCATTGGAGAGTGGGATGTATCAAAGATACTAAAGGAGTGTGTTGATGATTACATCTATAATCCAAACTACGATAGCATAGACTTTGATCACTCCGACAGCATAACAAAGGCAATATTGGAAGAGATAAAGAATCTCAACCCGAAGTACAAAGAGATACTATGGGATCGTGAAGTCAATGAGATGTCATACCTAGATCTTGCAAAGAAGTATGACCTCAACCTAAATACCCTGAAGGTTTACATCCACAAAGGAAGAAAGATCCTTCAAAAAAGGTTAAAGAAGGTTTATGAAGAATGGAAGAATTCGTAACAAAATAAGAAGGATACGTAAGATGATAAACTACATCCTCCTGAAAACAGGCATAAAGGACCTGTACTTCTACTGGTACATATGGAGGTTCATCAGAAAGAACCGAGGGTCAGAAAAATGGACTCAGTTTAATCTTCGCCATGACTGGATAGGTAGGATGTACACAGTACAATCCTATACGTATGAGGACTCCTCTCTACCTGAAGACGTTAGGTATGCATTGGTCATGGATAAGATGAGGCCTCTGATCGACTGGCTCCAAGCAAACAACCTTGGAGAGATCATCATGCCTGATATTAAGAAGATACCAGACACGTATTCCTACTTAGTTAAGTTTTCACCCCTGTTCTATGAGATAAGCTTCTCTTGGCTTTTCTTCAGAGCAATTATCGCATACCTCATCTATCTCATCTATCCGTACGCAAAAAATCTATTAGAGCATGTATTATAAAGAAGAAGATCAAGGAAAGTACCAGAACAAGTATTCATACGAAAGAAAATTTGGGTTTGATGGAAAAAGGTTCTACAAGATAAATGAATACACAAAGACTGGGATAAACTGGCTGTATTTTCCATCTGTCACAACTGTGACTTCCCTTCTTCCAAATCCAAAGTTGGAAGAGTTTAAGAGGAATGTTGGTCTAAAGGAGAGCGAAGAAATTGCAAGGAAGGCTGCCGAAAGGGGAACTGTCATGCACCTTCTTCTTGAGGATTTCATAGTTGAATACAACAAGACCCATAATAAGTCCCTATCCCTTCAAAAGGTACAAGACTACAGCCCTGTAAAATTTAAGGAGCTTGGAGTTTCACATGAGTCCATCTCAAAGGGAAGAAAGCTGTTCTATAACTTCTATCAATCAAACCAATTCCTAGAAGATTTCAAGTTCATATCTGGCGTTGAGGAACCACTGTTCTCACTCACGCATGGCTATGCAGGAACATGTGACTGCAGTTACTTTACAGGTAACAGTATTGTAATCAGAGACTATAAATCATCTAGTAGAGAGAAGACCAAGGATGAGATTGAAGCATACTTCATGCAGGTTGCTGCATATATGGCTGCATACGAAGAGATGTATGATCTAGAGGTGGCAAAAGGACAGGTCATGAT